GTACAGCGGTCTTATTGGCTACGCACCCAATCTCGAGAAGCTTCTCTGGCTTGTCAGTAGTGGCATCTGGTGTTGGAGATGGATTTAAACCCCATATCTGATCTCTCCCTACGAATACAATGCCTTGATCTCGCAACCCGATAGCCGCTCGCTCTGGACCTATGGGCATACGAAATGCGTTTGAAACTGTATCAAAAGCTGATGAGTAATCTGCTGGGTATACGTCAGAGTAATATGCGTTGTTATCTTTAACAACCCACCAGCGGTTCCTATAATACACGCCGACGGTTGATCTTGGGGGGCTGTCTGATCCAGTTCCAGCCGTGTTTCCGAGATCCTGTGGCGACGAGTAGTTATCAGGTTCGAAGCGATGCCAGTTGTCCGTTCCGTTACCTACGACAAATACATCACCCTCTCCGCTTTCCTCAACTTTAATGATCGCAGTCTGAAGATTATTCGTGAAATTTGTCTTGCGCTCTGTGAACGTTCCGGTAGCCGGCCACGTTTCTAGTTTCTGTCCGTGAGTAACAACAAGCACGTTAGTTCCGCCAGATGGCTCAAATCCTAACATCCCGGTACCGGAAGAATTCCCCAGATCTTCAATCAAAGTGATACCGCGATCCTTTTTTATTTCTCCGGCAATCGAAACATCGTAATTTGTTATTTCTTCGCACTGAGTTTCACCGACCTGTCGAGGCGACTGACGTGTGTTTACTCCTCCAGAGAAATTACCCCTGCGAACCTCAAGCTGCTGATCGTCAGATCCAGAAAACCTATACGGTGTCATAACTTGTATCCCCCGTTAAGCGAGTAACTCCGGGAAGCTGATAGGTTTGGCTTATTCTCTGGTGAAGCTGATTGAACTGTGATTTCTCCTGACCAATACGCTTCGCAACCTCAGACTCATACCTCTGAAAAAAATAATCAGCCTTCTGGTACTGCTTCTTATATGCCAGTGCTTCAGCGGTAGCGCCAAGCTCAAGCATGTACTCAATATCTTTGATGACAGCTGTATCTGTATTCCCGGAAAGATCCGTGACCGATTTCTGGTAAGGTAACGCAATCGTCTTATTTGATGTCGGTTTAGGATCAAATTTTATCTTCGAGCTCTCTCTTAAAATAACGTACCGACGAGGATTTCCGCCCTGAGGGAGAGATGCTCCTGAGTAACTGCTTCCTCTTAGCCTCCACCAGCCTCCCTCGTTATATCTCTGAAGAATTTCTCCGTCAGTTATATTCGCCACGAATACTTCTCGGTCAAAATCCGAAGGGAGATCGTACTCAGCGGCGGAACTCGTGATTGGAATTGTATAGTTATCATCGATGAGAGCAGACCACACGCAGCGCCTTGCGATATCGCGATATTTATCGTTGATCCACACTCCAATTAGCGTAGCAAACATCGTAGAGGTATCCTGAACGAAACTGCCGACGTTTGTTTTCATCTGTGAAAATGTCTTTGCCATGAGAACTCCTATAGTGAAACCGTATAGCGAGCAAGCTCTTCGAACACGTCGCGTCTCCAGAACAGTACCCGTTGTGGAAGATACTTATTTAAGCATCCCCACACAACACATAATACGATGGATCTGGCGATTACGACCCACCATAATGCAATATCTATGAACATGATAGGGAACAGCGCAACACCAACCATCGCACCGGAAAACCACAGGTTATCGTACTTGAAGATCTTGTCCCAGTACGTCGAGAAAGCGGCCCAGTGCAATCCAAATACCAAGAGATATACCCAAGTGAAATGAAAGTCGAAACCGAACAAAATGCAGAACGCTACAACCACGATGAGGGAGCAACCGACGTCTCGGTATTTTGTGTCAAATCCCTGAGCTCCTCCGAGACGTCCGCAGACTCCAGAAATGATCGCCAGAACAAGTATCGCAAGAATTGTCATCGAGCCCTCGTCACAATGTATTCACCGACAGCGCCACAAACACCGTCGTAATTTGGAACATTCTCAACGTCCTTAGAGACGGTCCAAACCTTCGATGGCTCAACTGGTTCGTCTTTCCTTGGATTCGAGCTCTTGCAACTTGTCAGCAAGCTTAACATAACGACAAGCATCAAAAGGCTTGGATTTCTGAACACTGAGCATCTCCTTTTTAATTTCATCGATCTTGTTCTGGTAATACTCGCGCTTCTGGGGGATCCAGTTGGCTATCTTACCGATTAAGGTTCCAATGCCATCCCATCCCATGTTACGCCTCTTTCGACAGGCTGATACCTGTATAGGCCGCAACAGCCATCGTAACGAGCCCAATAGCTCCAACAGCCATCTTGCCAAACTCCGGCCACACCAGAATGCTTGCGCCTAAAGCGCCGTTGATAGCTCCACCGATAAGGATCGCTGCAATCTTACTTTTTTTCATCCGTTCCTCCTTGGTTACGATCATTTCGACTGAAATAGAGCGTGAAAATCATGATCAGGATATCTTTGGGATCCAGCTTGCCTGTAACCGACATCCACGCAAACACCATGGCGCCGGTTACCGTTAGGACGTAGCGTCCGCTGAGAAGTTTCTGAATCATCACGATCTCCCTGTTACCCTGTTGTGTCTCGCCTGAAGACGCTTCTCAAGCCTTTCGGCCGCGCTGTACGCGATCATGCTAAACCCATGGTCCATTCCGTGACGAAGCTCTTTCAGGATCTCAAGATCCTTAATGCTCTCGTCATGGCATGCCTGTAGCTGGGGGCAGTTTTCACAGCACATTAATGAACCATCCGACCTTCCATCTGCGTTTCCCATCGTTTCGTATTAATATCAACCTGTTTGGCGATTCCTCCGATCCACACAAGTCCGCAAATAATCGATACCGTTAATGAAAAAATCCCGGCGATCATTCCGCCGAGAATCCATATTTTGACGTCTCGCATAGATGTCTCTTGGTTTTTCTCAATGTTCGCAATTGCAGCATTAATCTCTTTGATGTCTAACTTAATGTCTCTGATGTCTTGCATTACAACCTCATTCGCTTTCTCTAACGTCAATATCTGGTGCGCCTGTGTGTCACTGCGAGAGCGATACGTCATGCTTTCATCAATATGTTTCTCCACTTTCTTTGCGATGTTGCATTGAAATTCCTCGCACTCTGGTAATCGTTCGGTGTGTGTCATAAGCTGTCCGTCTATTTTTTACTTCGTGCGTAACCCCTTAAACTTCGCTCCGTTGCTCTTGAGTTGCCATTGACTCTCAAATGCTCCAATATCGGTGATCCCCACACGAGGATTGCCGTCATAGTCTGTGGACACTTCGGGTAAATAGGTTCCGGCGTTGATGGCGGGGCTGGATTGTTGAAGGTGGAAATCTGCCGAGCCTGTGAATTTTGGATCAGCAAAGACAGCGTTAGTTAGATATCCCAATCCCGTCCATTCTGCTTTTGTGTGATTGACTACCCCAGCGTCGTAAGTCTGAAAGTTTGATGCAGTTGATAAATATAGATTATTTGACTCCGTAAATACGGTCGCTGGATTGTTCAGGAAGACTTCTGACTGGCTTGCGGTCGCGGAAAAAATATTATTATTCGCCTCAACCATTTGCGCTGAATCAGCAGTAAAGCCAACTTTCAAATTATAAAGAGTTGATCCGGTCGATGTGTTGTTATAAAATTTTTGGAGTATGCTCGCAGAAGAAGAATGCGAATTAAAATTCTGCCCCGCGTTGTTCGAGGCAATATTGTCATAAACTATATTTGATTCATTACCTCCGGCTGTGATGCCACTACCCTCGCCATTGACAACTAAGTTTCGGAAAATCCTTCCATTGGTCGTCGAGGTAAAGCTGTTTTGCATATCAATTCCACTACCGCCACTCCCTAACGTGCTGTAAATGTAATTATCATGTACGATTGGCCCATAACATCCATCATCAACCCCGATAGCGTCGAAGTTTCCAGTTCCACTTGTTCCATTATTTCCAAGAGTTAAATGTGCAATTTCAATACCTGGGGAATTAAAAGCCTGTAATCCGCCATGAACGCAATTTATATACGTCCCGCCGTAGATAATTCCATCAGTTGAAATGTATCTTAAACAAGTTGACCCTCCGCCAGCACCGTTAATGCTGACGTTAAATAGTCTAACCTTCGTTGTTGGCGTTAGGTCCGTACCATTGGAACCAACCGTCAAGACCCTTGAAGATGAATTGCTACTTAGTGAGATGTCTTTCAGGTCGATATATTTTCTTGTTGCAATCGGTGTTATGGGGGGATTGGAGTTAGAAATTGATCCTGCATCACCAGAACAACCGCCAGAAACGGTAAGTTGATTTATAAGCGTACCGTCTGCCCCTATGGTCAGGACTTCCGTTGTGTGCGCCCCACAGATATAGAGTGTGTCGTCCGCAGATATTGATGCCCAGTTGATATTGGTGAACCCATCCCAAGCGTTAGCGTAACTTGTACCATTTTCAGACCCATAACTACCGCCCGACGGACGAACGTACCATGTGGCTCCCATTAAAAACGGGATAGATAACAAAACAATTAGTTTGATTGGATTTGCCATACTGGACCATTCGTTAAGGTTCCGTTTACTCCGCCGATTGAGTCTGTAAGAACCGTTCCGCTTCCTTCGTTAAAATAATAATCTGCGGTACATGGGATTGGTGACGCTTGGTTTTGTATAAATTGTCCGCCGTTGTATAGCGTAGTGACGTTAGCTTGAGTTAAGGCTGTTCCGGCGTAAATAGTTAATCTTCGGAATAAACCGTCCCACGTTCTAGTCGCACCGGAAAAGTTCCCGATTATAAAAGCTCTTGCTGGACTTGAATCATTGACTATCGCTCCCACGCCTGCTGTATCAGTAGCAAGAGCTTGAAGGGTTCCGTCGATGTAAATTTTACCCTTATTGTCGCCATCCTCATTAAACACGAAAACGCAATGATGCCAAACGCCGTATGTAAAATTGGCATCGTTCATAATGGCTTGCATATCCGTGTCCATATCAAGAAAGAATTTCAGCTTGTTAGCGGTGTTGATAGTTGCCTGAAACATCGTTTTGTCAAAGATTCTCCCATTAACCGATCCAGCGCTTCGTGCCAGTACCCACGCCGCAACGGAGAATTTCGTTTGACCATAAACCTGATTGGATGCGTTGTTGGCAATGGTTACATACCCACCGCTTGCCGCCGCCCCATCAAAACTCAGCGCATTAAACCCACTCCTCACCGTCATGTTCCGAAGTACGCCAGAGCCAAAGACGTGCCTTGCCTCACTCGCATCAGAAGTCACCGCGATAAACAAAAATAGAATAGATAATAGGTATCTCATTTCGTGCGAAGTCCTTTCAGTTTGGCCCCGTTACTTTTGATCTGCCATTGAGATTCAAATGCGCCGATGTCCGTTATGCCAATACGAGGGTTGCCGTCGTAATCGTTCGTGACTTCCGGCAGATTGACGCCAGCGTTGATAGTCGGTGATAATTGAGTCGGGCGGAGATTGTAAATTGCCTGGTCGGTAAATACTGGATCAGAAGTTATGGAATGAGCGTCTTGCCCTAACGCCTGCCACCCCGCGAAAGTCTTTGTGGCTCCGAGGTAGGTTCCGAAGGTTGCGCCTACGGAATAATCGTTATAGTCGAAGGTCTGCTCAGGTGCATAAACCTGAAGCGCTTTTCCATTCGTTGTTTTTACGATATTGTTTTTCCAGACGTTTCCGGTATCGTTTGGACAATATGCGGAATTTCCAAGCCCTACAAATGCCGCATCAGCGTCAACATTTACCAAGATATTGTGATAAAATTTGTTATTCGTATTTCCGCAGTAGTTTTCTGATCCGGTATAAATCCCAGATGCCGGAAAACCAATCAATTCATTGTTGAAAAGCGTATTTTGGTCACTATTGTTCGTTATTTTTATTCCAATACCCTGAAAGACTCTGCATTTCCTAGCATCATATTTGCTGTACCCGTTTGCACTTGCACAAGCTGGATATCCTGTGACATTGCTGCGATTGCTATAAACTGAATTATTGTTAGAAGTCCAGACCTCAAGGAATTGGTTAGTGCAGTTGTTACCTGTGTTATGATGGAAGTACGAACGATCAACGCCAAAGTCAACTTCATAGCAAGAGCCGTTGCGTGTATCGTGGACATAGTTCCCATACTCTTGCGCTCCGGTTATCGTATGTCCAATGTGTGTTCCTCCGCTCTCAGAATCATCGACGCCCGCATTCCCGCCGTCTAAAGAAAGACATGAAACGTCCGTCTGACCCTCTGTGCCGCTGTCGGTACAAGTGTTATTTCTTAATATAAAATTATCCCCACCCCCACGGAAGCAGTTTGATCCACAGGTAGAAAAATCGTTGTCCTCAACGACGGAATTATCCGAAAGATAACCGCCGTAATATTCTCCCATTTCTAGGTTATACCCATTGTGTCCATAAAACGAAAGACCATGTACCCACTTATAATCCCAATGGCTTGTTCCTCCCCATCCACCGATATCAATTCCTGTACTGATGGATGAATACTGCACCGTCTTACCACTTGGGTCTGCAGAGTCTGATGTCCAGACATACAGCTTCTGTCCGGTCACATCATGCGTGTATGTCCCTGCCGTCATGTTTGCGGCGGTAGTGGCAATATCGGTTTTCCAAACGATATACATCAGTCGTGAGCCGTCAACGGTAACGATCTTGCGCTGAGATGTGGATGTATTATCAGCAGAATAAATAGCTGTCGCTGCATATCTTGTCCATGGGCCAGCTTGCGTTGACATTCCGTTGATAATAGGTTTTGCAAGACCGCCGATGCCTCTGTCATACGACGATATTTCAGACAAGTCGCTTGCTGTTCCCGACCAATGGCTATTCATTGAGCAGTTAAGCGTTGTCCCGGCATAGATGTAAACATCAACGCCCAAGTCGGTATCACCAACGTAGCCCTTGATATTATTGACCGGAGTGCAGGATTTCCACGGCCCATTTGAGCCGGAAACGAAGCTCGGGGCCAGACCGTCCCAAGAGTCGTTACCGCCAACAGGATCAACATATACTTTTGTTCCAGAGGATAGCGAGTGAGCATATCCGCAGGAAACAAAAATAATCATTACTGCAAGAAAGTATTTTAATTTGCGGCACATAGACACTTATCAGCCGTAGCAGAATCACACTTTACCGCAACTTCACCGCTTGCCGTGTCCCATCCAAGCACACATCCTCTGACACACGTTGTTGTACACGCCGTATTAGCTGCACTTTTAATACCCCATCCCAATGTTGTCCCACCACCATAAAGTGAACCGTCAGCATAGATATTTCCGTCTGCCTCTATGTCAGTTCCGACTAATAATCCATTCCCCGTCGAAGATGTTCGTGATGCCGTCGCAATCTGAAGTTTTGCATTAGAGGCATTTGTACCAATGGAAACATTTCCGAAATTATTGGTGGCTGGTGAAGCAAGCACAAGCGTTGTTCCGGCTCCATTGCTGTCAATAGTTAAGCGGTTAGAGCTATCCAGATAGATACTTCCCGTTCCAGCGGCTCCCGATGAATACAGTTTTATACCGCCCGAACTAGTAGTGCCATTAGAGCGAACGATAAGCGGGGCCGTTCCGTTAATTGGAGTACCGATTCCCACATTGTTGACGTACAGCATTCCATCAATCTGAGCGTTGTTCTTAACTAGAAAATCAATGTTTCCAGACCCACCTGTAACCGTCCCACCCCCCACATCCAACAGCGCACTCGGCTGCTGTGTGCCAAGTCCGGTGTTGCCCGAGCCTTGAGCGTAGATTGCGCCGTCAACCCGTAGCTTCGTTGCGCCGGGAACTGTACCAGCAATGTAAATCGACTGGTCGGCAAAGTCGTTGCCGTCAATTTTCACCGTGACGCCCGGAGCGCTGTCGAACTCAATTTCTTCCTGACTTCCAGTTCCGATCGCATTATCAAAATAGATATCACCGGATACGGTGAGATCGCCGTTAATGGTCTGAGCGCCGGAGAATGATGCTTTCAGAGGATTGGTTGTCGTTCCAACTTCAACCCCACTTCCATCCTGCAATACAACACGATCTGCGGCATAGGCAGCTGAGCAGAGCAGCATTAATATAACGAAAACTTTTCTCATCTTAGACTCCTTGAATGTAAAGTGGATTTGTGGTTGTCCCAAGCTCTTCTCCGCTGCCGCTCTGCAAGACTGCTCTTGTAGCTGCCCAAGCGATCCCTCCGCCGAGGATAAGACCGATAATAAAACCAATAAATAAATTTTTCATGCGTCCTCCTAATTTGTAACGAGATATCCATCAAAGGCTGATGCAGCCTCTATGTCATTTGCACTAGCGATTCCAAGAGTCTTTATGATGCAAGGCCCGGCGTACTTAACGTAATTTGCGAACACCTTATCCTGTGAAGATGTCCCTGTCGTGATCAGCTCCATATCATTTTTCAATAAGAAACCTGTCGTCTGGATGTGTGGGCTTTCGTTAACCCTTAATTCGAACCCAACAGACTGAGTGGTCGCTGACTTTCCGATGGAGCATGACCACCGTGTCATATAAAATGTATGTGTGCTTGGCACACCGTAAATCGCCATCTCGGTCTGCCCCTCGAGCACTCCGATAACTGCCGTGATCGTGGAATTAACGTCTGCCGTCGCGGAGATAACTCCGACGTTCGGACCGGACGCGCCCATCGTAAGAACCTTCATACGATGAATGATCACATACGAATTTACCGTCGGAACGCTTGTAGTTCCATTTAAAACAATGTCTTCAGAAGATTCGGCGGTATCCCAAGTTTTTAATCCATAAATTCTTATCGTCCTTGCGCCAACAGAATTTGGAGCTGCTGTCTTTCCATCTAAATCTGATGTAGATGCAATCTGATGAATTCGAGGAGCGGTTGGAGCAAGCCATACAGGTTGCGTAGCCGCCGCATCCGAGCGACTCCAGATATCGGTTGGCGTTGTCTGCACTCCAGAAGGGGCATGGCCGAATTTATTTACCACGCTGATCCCGGGGACGTTGCCTCTAGATGCCTCAAGACAGAAGTTCGATGAGGCAATCATCGACGGGATGGACGGTATTCTTCCAGAAGGAAGTGTGTACGATAGAGATTCTCTATTTGTCCACGCGAGCAAATAACCGGAGGTGTCGCTAGTAAACCTTGTCGATCCGGTACTCATGTCAACTTTGACAATCGAATACGACCCGGACGAATCAATAAATCCGTAATAATTAGGAGAAGACAGATCTACGTCGACCAGAACAAAACCCTGCTGATCGACGTAGAGTCCTCCGTTTAAAGAAACCTGTGCTTGCAGTTGCTCGTTAAGCACCGCTCCCTTGTTGTGACCTATAATGCGTACAGGCTCAGCCATGTTATGCCGTCTTAATAGTGGCCCATGTCCAACGATACGGCTTCCCGGGATACTCAAAAGTGATCGACGTGACGTTATCAACGCCAGTGCCATCAGCATCGGCAAGCGTCATCGACACGATCTTAACCTCTTCGTATGCGTCATCGTTGATTGAAACCCAGATCGAACCTGCATTGATATTTGCAGCCCCATCTGTACCGCTCGCAAAAAACGTAAATGCAGGATCCATGCGAATCTTAAGAACGTTGCCATCAGCCAGCGCCATGCTGTTATTGACTCCAGCGCCGTAGTAAAGACCGCCATCACCTTTATCATCGAACGTAAGCGCGAAGTCCTGAGTCGTTCCAGAAATCGTTGTAGACGTTCCGTCGGAATAAACCCACGGTGAGTTTGCAGTGTCGACTGTCCATGTATGTGTTGCCATTGTAATCTCCTTTTAGAAGTAGTTTTTCTGAGCCACTAAGTGGATATCGTACCAACTTGAGTATCTTGAGCTGAAGTTCCGACGACAAACGATAACTTTAAATCCTACCCTCTCGACCTCGCGCTTGAGAGCTTCCTCGGTCCACATGACGTAGTGCTCCTCAGTCTTGAAATGCGGAAACCCGGGAACGCCGGTCTTATGCATGAAGCTTATGTCAGGCGTGCCAATGTACAGAACGCCTGTCTCCGATAGAAGGTTGTACGCCTTTCGCAGCGCCGCCATCGGATCGTTGAAATGCTCGAACGAGTGATTCATCCATATCAAATCAAATTTTCGCTCGAACTTGTCAGCGCCGGCAATAGCCTTGAGCTCATCGGTATTCGCCGGGATGTCAAAATCAAATGTCGTGAAATCTCCGCGATACAGGTTTCCTTTTCCTCCGGTGTCCTTGTTGACATCGATGCCCCATGTAATCCATCCACGATTCTCAAAGAACTTCATGTTGTGCGGAACGCAGTAACCGACATCGAGCATCTGCCGGCCGTAGGTAGCCTCCTCGATCACGTTCGCGTATGTGTGAGCGGCATGCGTAAGGCGCAGATCGGCTTCTTTCATGCCAGCATAATTCACGACATACTTCTCGTCGTAGTTACTGGCAACCGGGAGATTCTCCTGAAACATCACTCCGCACTGGCAGCGATACCACGTCGCTTCTTTCTTAATAAGCGATTCGTGGATCCGGTAAACATACGCCGTCGCGATTCCGCAAATTGGACAAGACTTCGGATACACCAAGCATTCTTCTGACATTACGACTCCTTGACCTTGCAAATTTGTTTGTACAGTCTTTCAGGTGAGATCCCTTGAGCCATGCACCACGCAGCTCTCGTCACAACGTCGACGGGACACTGCACATCGTGGTCATAGATCAGGTGAAAGCAAGGAGCGCAAGCACAGTCGGCTTCAAGTGAAAAATCGTTCAGAAAATATTTGGTGATGTTCTCTTTATTGGTATGTCCCAAGAGGCCGATTTTAGGCGTACTGAAACACCCAGAGGCATGGAGGACACCAGTATCAGGACTCACCACCAGATCGACGAGGTTCGTTAGAACCATCGAAATCCTCATAGATACTTCCCCAGACAGGTTCGTGATCCTCTCGTCCATGACTGTCTCGAGCAGTTGAGACTTCAAATCTCCAACTGTAATAATATGTGCGTCTTCGTAATCCTTTAAGATCTGTCCGATAACATACTCTGTCCATGGGTACACCTTGTTCTTTCCAGAGCCGGAAAGCGCCCAGAGGATATTATATTTTCCCGGCTTAATGTACTTCTTGGCCTCGGCTTCTTCCTCCGGTGTATAATGGAACTCCGGGCGCTTAACACATCCAGAAAGCTTTGCCCATTCCTCCGTTACATCGTAGTAGTTGCGATTGCACCGAGCAAAACGCTCAGGCTTAGGATAAATATATTCGGGATTGATCGGATGAAGCGCAACGTTGCATTCAATCGACTCGCTAAAATTAATAACTCTCTCGGCGTTGACTTCAGCGATGATCTTTTCCCAGTGCTTTGGAAGATCGTCAATCGGAACGCTGTCATCATGCATGATCCACTCGTCGATGTTTGGATTATGCTCGAGCGCCTCCCTGCCGCGCTTGTTGGTGTTGAGGACAACGTGGTATCCCTCTTCCTTAAGCTTCTTTAAGGCTGGCGTTATGTTGAGCATGTCGCCATAAGCCCCGTACCTGATGATTAAACACTTACGCATTTGTCACCTTCTGAAAAAGTAAATGGTAGTCTCCCCAACATGTGAACTTCGGCGTATCGTTGCGCTTGCTAAACACGCATTTATAACCGAGCTCTTCGAGTGCCTCGATGAAGCTCTCCATGTCCCATAGAATGTGATGCTCGCGTAAGTGCCAATGGACCCAAGTATGCGGTCTGGTCCAATCAATGAACCAAGGATCCGGCATGGCCACAAAAAGTAATCCAGAATCGTTAAGTGCGGCCTTGAGATTCTTGGCCACCTTAAGCGGATCCTTGAAGTGCTCAAAAATATGTGAAGCAAAAATCACGTCGAAAGTATCAGTCATTGCCCGTCCGTAATCTCCGTTTAAACCGGATTCGACGTCCCAGATCATGATCTCATGCTTATCAGATTTCGCATTTGGGTTGATATCAATCCCCGTCGTCTTCCATCCCATCTCCTTGGCTTCGTCAAGAAGAGCGGTGTTGATCGCTCCAATCTCTGCAAAGCTTTCGATGGCCTTATGCTCGATCATGAGTGGGAAGTATTCGCTGTATCGACGGATCGCTTCGGTAGATTCTTTGGTCTGATACTTATCGTGATAGCCCTCATCGTACACGCGACTATCCATGTTCGACCAGTCAGTGAAGAATATATTCCTACAGTTGCAGAACGAATATCCACGATCCAGAACAGGAAGAAACATTCTTTCCTTCTCAGGATTCCTGACTATTCCCTGAATGAAGATCGGATGCTCTGTTCCGCACAGAGGACAGATCTGCGCCATCTTCTTCGGATACTTAAGGAGGTCAACCCCACACTGCATACGCTTTTCTCACCTGTTCAATAACTGTGTCGACATCGAACCAAACGCAAAGCGGATACCCATCTTTACGGGGACATCCGATAAATTTGTATTGTGCCTTCGTGCAAGGAGAGCACCGTGCCGGGCTCTGCAAGCTAAAATCATTTTTACATCCGTTAGGATGATTGATGAGAGATGCCGCTGTCATCATTTGCACCGTCGGAGTTTCCCACATGTTCGCAGCAACTCCGAATCCGCTCTCCATCGATACGACAACACGCGCATACTTAGCCATCAGAACAACCTGTCTGAATGGCATGATCTTCTTCAAAAATTTTATCCTGTCGCTTTCAGGAATATTCAGATTGTCCGAGTTTCTGTCTCCGGTAAGTAGCAGCTCGGAGTCTGGGAACTCGACGAGCAATCTTGCGATAAGCTCAGGAGCAAACGCCATACGCTTGTTGAGCGTGGTCCCGTTTAAATTCACGATTATCGGATTCTTCCGACGAGACATATACTCACGAGCAATGCGTTCTTCCTCGTCGGTGTAATAAACTTCTCCTCGATACTGTCCGACCAGCTCAGGATACCCGGCAACGATTGTGCTCTGATCGTAGTAATTCGTCTCGGCGTATTTCTGGCGATTCCTCGGATGCATGTAGTACACATTCGACGTCTCGCTTGCGATCAGAGCTCCCTCAAGAGATTCGTACAGGTTCACGAACTTGTCGTATCCCTGACTGATGATCTCCCAATGCTTGTTAAGCATGAAAGGATCTTTGTAGAGCTCTATGTAATTGGTGGGCTCAAAGTAGAACAGGTTGTCGATGTGCGGATTATAAGAGAGAAGCTGTGATCCCTTGTAATTCGTTTCCACGTCGACGATATCGTATCCCTGATCCTTTAAAAGATGAGGGAGATGACTCATATGAATTATGTCACCGTAAGCGCCATACCGACTTATCAATGCCTTCTTCATCGGAGCCATCTCCCTTATCCTTATTCGTTGCCTACAACGAACTTTTCAACGTACAGAACAATCGGGCAAACAACCGCGACGGTTGCGCCTGTACCGACGAGCTGCACAACAAGGTCATCCCCTGCCGCGAAGTCCGTTTCGGTGCAAGTGCAATCGACCACAGTGTCGACCGCTGCCGTACCAACAGTCGTTGTGCCGACAACAGTCACGGCACCCGTACCAGCAAGTGACTTGCCGAGAATAACATCTCTCGACGTGCCATTGCCAGCCGTGGTGACCATGAGCTGCCAGTCAGTGACTGTGACAGGTGTCATGAACGTATACACCTGATCCGTTGCTGCCGCAGCGGTACCGTTAAGTGCCGCTGTGTTCAGCATCGTGAGCTGCTTTTTCGACCCGAAGGCAGGGTCGCTATAAGAACGCTTAATAGCCATAACGATCCTCCTTTTTAAGCAGACGTTAAGTGAATGATACGAGTTTCCGCATCCGTGCTGAAATCCCAAGTCTGCACGAATCCGCCGAGGTAATACCAAGCAATCGCCTGATCACGCCCGAAATCCTTGGGCAGATCAATACGAATGTCTTCAGGAATGACGATCCCTTCGCGGACAGCGTCATCACCGAAGAACACAGCTTCGCCGTACTGCGTACCAGTACCGAGCGCGTTGCTGAGGATGTTCGTCTCTTCGACGAAGCGGCAACCATAATAGTTACCGACTTCACCACTGAACATCGGCTTCGCAGTCGTCTGCATGATCTTCGCTTCGAAGAAATCATACAAACCGCGAATGCTGTTCGTGGAGGCGATACAGATGTAGCTATCGCCATCGTACCGAGGAACGTTCAGGATCTTCAGCTTATCGACGACATCGCGAACGTTCTTGTCGGACATATTGCCAGTGGCAGTGGCCGTAGCCGTGCCATTGGTTGTGAACGTGGTGACAGCGGTACTGGCCACGACGGCCTTGTACACGCTGGTCTTGAACGCAAGCGCAGCCTGTGAATCAAGAACCTTAGCCATGTCATTGCGAAGAACAGTCTTCACAATGTCCGGCACCGCGACTTCAGCGAGGGTCTGCGCCTTCAGCGTGAACGGAATGGCATTGCCATATTCCGCCACCGAGAGCGTACCCTGCTTGATCGTATAATTGACCTTCGGGATGGTCGATGTCTCTGTCAAAACGCCGCCCGACGTGGAAATGTTGCTGATCTTGTTGAACAGCACGGCATCACCACGACCTTTACCAGCAGCAGCTTCCGGCGTAACGAACTGACGGAACTTCATCATCGGCTGAGCCGCATGACGAAGCTGCTTGGAGAGGACGTCGTTTGAAAGAAAACCACCCAAAGAATTGACAGCCCAAAGTTGCTGAGCCATGGTTATTTCCTTTCATTGAGGAACTTCTTGCGCTCAGACAAATAGTCTTGCAGCTTATCGCCTGACGAACGCAACTTAGCGGTGTCTCCACCCTCAGTAGAGCTCGTCGACGGAATCGATGCCTTACGCTTTGCCTTGGCAAGCTTTCGTTCCATTACTTTTTTGGCTGGATCCGCAGAGGTTCTACGCTTCCGCAGAATCTGAGTGACAGCATCAGCAACAGCTTGACGCTGACCGCCTTGAGTGTTGTAGATGAGTCTTCCGTTCTCATCACGCGACTCAGTATACATTTTCAAAGCCAGCCGATAGAGCAGACTCGATTCGCTTCCGAGGCTCAGCTCGTTCTTGGCGTTTGGATAGATCTCCTTGCCATCGTCGTCGGCCCAGACTTTTGAATAATCGTTGCAGACCTTGTTCCATTCAGTGACAACAGCTTTCTGGCCTTCAACTGCTTTATTCCTCTCATCGTTGTACATCTTGATGAGATCCTCTTGGGCTTTACCGACCTTATAGTCAAAGATCTCCATCGCCAGCTCATGATCGCCTTCGTCGAATGCCTTCTTTAATGCGGCCTTCAACTGAGCTTCGGTGTACTGAGGCTTATCGCTGCTCTTCTTTTCCTCGGGAGTCTTGAGCTTATCATTCTCGGCTTTGAGCTCTTTAATTTGAGCGGTCAGCTGATCAATCCGCTTCTGAACGTTGTCCTTCGTCTTCTCGACGGGAGCATCGAACTCGCTTAGATCATCAGCATCTTCTTCACCTGCGCTCTCAATTGCGTCTTTGGCTTTTTCGGAAAGCTCAGAACCGTCATCTGTCTTTTCTGAAGGAGACGAATCCTCCGCAGCATCAGAAGTCTCTGCATCTTGGGCGTCAGCAGCCAACGCATCAACTTCAGCGTCGGAAACCTGATCAACCGCTTCGTCTTGGACAGGGGCTTTTTCGGGAGCCTCAGCAACCGTTTTAACTGGATCTGGCATTTTAAGCCTTTCTTGCCACCGTTTTAATATGGACCGGAGAACCATGCAGCGTTTAACCGGATAACGCAGAACCTATCAGAACGTTCTAACGTGATCGCATTTCGCGGACCAGTTCCCTGACCGCTCCATCGCCATCGCGTAGACGTGCTTGATTCAATAATGATTTCGTAAGATTGGCGCGAGCTTGCGGATTGCTATCGCCTTTTGTGATCCTCATAACGCGCTTACGAACGTCTTCATATCCCATGCCGACTCGATCATTACCCATTTAAATCCCTCCCGTAACGTGTGTCGTCAACCATCGGAATCGACGTCTTGTCATTCTTCTGCTGACGAATTAACGATTCACGTTTATCCTTTAAAACTTTTGCGTTGTTCGGATACGCATTAATCCGGGTATGCAGATCAATCAACGCCTGTTTGTATCCGATATAAAATTCGCGGCGCTCATCTTTACGAGCACGATCAAGAAGACCACCAACCCATTTTCCGTTAGCAAGCTTTCCGCCCGTGATGTCCGTAATCATCTTATCCAGCAAAGGACCGATGATGTTCTTCCATCCATCTGACGTGATCGTTTTCTCGACGCTGTCGCAATGCTTGATCAGGTCGTTGATCTTTGCTATCTCTTGCTCGACGTAGAACTGTGGGATCTCTGCGCTCATGCACCCTCCGCTGGCATACCTGAAAAATCAGGCGCTGGTTGTGGAACATCTATGGGAGCAGACTCAGGCGGTGGCTGTTTCGCAACAGGCTTCGACTTCTTGGGCGATTCAGTCGCAGCCTTCTCGATCTCCATCTCGTCATCAGCCTCGTTTTCAGCCTGAGCCTTGGACTTCTCTTTCTTAAGCTTGAAGTTTTCCTTCTGCCCCTCTTCAGCCATCTTCGCCATCTGTGCGACCTGCTGCTTGAGCTGGCCGAGCTGCTGTTGCAACTGGGCGATCTGCGACTGAGCGATCTCCTTGGGATCTGTGATGAACTGATCAGGATCCTTGACGCCATCCTTCTCGAGCCAATCTTTCATTGCGTTGAAACGATCTTCAGAATCAACGATGTCAGCCAGCGCCGGATTCAGGATCGTCTGCACACGCATGAACGCTTTCTGCGTTGCCAGATTCTGATTGCTCATCTCGAGCTCGCCATTAGATTTCACCTCGGCCGGGAAATTGAAATCTTCACGAGTGATCTCTACGCCATCCATGTACATCGAGTCGCCCATGCGTTCCTTGAGGATATCAAACATCTGCTGATACACATTCGACAGCGCTTCATTCCACGACGTTACTTCAAGCGATAGGGGCGCTGAGTTGTTCTGTATGCCGAAATTGATTTCACCCATCGTCTTACCGCCACCAGAATTCGTTGCATTGCGGAACAGGTAATCGTTGGATGACTGATACTCTTCAACGTGAGCCTTGACCAGCTGCATGATCGATGCTGAGGCCATGTCAGGGGCCGCCTGTGACGCAATCGGGGCAATCTCTCCACCCAGCGCCTTAACAGGAAGCTTCATGCCCGGGACAAACCGAATATGGTCATCCAGAAGATCAGACGTCGAAAGCACTTCCCACATTGGCGTGTTCGCCATCTCGTCACGAATCAGCATGTTGTTCATGCTGCGTTCCATGATCTCCTGATACGCTCTCACCTGCTCAGGCAGACCACGTGACGACAGGTAACGCTCATCTTTGATTTCGTTATCGTACTTCGTCCAATTCCAATCTTCGAACTCGTAAGGGAACTCAATGTCAGCCAGAAGAGATCCCTCTGGGCTCGTGCAGTCAGCCAGACGAGTGAACACCCAGCGCTGAAGCTTGTCAGTGTCATTCTCGCGATAATAGGTGTACGTCTCATGAATGCGAAACAGCTCGGCCTGTGACACGTTGTCCGTGACGCCTTCATTGCGCGTCTTCTGCTGCTCGATGATATCGTCATCGTTGACAGTGAGCGACATGGCCTTGAGATCCTTCTTGCGAAATATCTCTTGGTCCATCAGATCTTCAATCTCATTTAAGCTCAGGAAATATTCATACGTGATGCGCTGTGCCTTGCGGATATCTTTCGTGTACGCCGGCACGATGACCTTCGTCGGAAGTGGAACATCGACATTCGGCCATGACTCGATCTGTTCCATGTCAAATTCAATGACATTCTTACCACTTCGAAACTGCTTTATGATCCCTCTGATAACTTCGAGATCGTCGTCATCTTCGACGTCAAACGAGAAGCGATCAGCGATAAACTGTTCAAGCCCTTTGTTCGTCATCTTACGAAGCTCAGCGATAACTGACTCTTCGTAATCCTCGAGGTTAAGAACCTTGTGAACGGATCGTGTTGTAAACTCCTCGCGAGTGCGGAACAGCGTGTGACCATGCTGCTTTGAATAATCAGCAGCGAGCACAAGCTTCTTGAACCATCCTAAACGCTTAGAGCGCAGGATGACATTCATCGCAAGCTCAGTCTTCTTTGCCTTCTCATCCCATTCAGGGTTAGGGGCATATCCGGGCGCAACCTTTACGCTACACATCGTCTTGGCAGACCACGCAGATAGGACAAGGTTGGGGACTTGCTTTTTTATAAGCTTATCCGTTTCAGGTAGGGGGACATCAGGCGCACCCGGATAGGGGAAATCTGACCAGCGCTTAACACCCAGACGCTGGTTAATCGCAACGATCATCTTCTGCTTCCAGCCCATGCGATCATCATCGTCTTTCTGAATCTTCTTATTCAGATCGACGAGGAAATCTTTCATGCGTTGCGTCAACTCGCCCTTATTCGCAAGATCTTTTACGTTTGGTGAATCAGGCATACTGCCGCTCCATTTGCCAGCCGTATCCGCCATTTCTCATCGGCGTTACGACATTGCGTTTAAAATCATTTGCTAGGTCAGGAATAAACTTTAAGACATGCAACCCTTGGATGTACGCATCGGCACGACCCGGTGATTCGCCTGAAGCCCGTTTCTTGATATCGTCCTTGGGCTCAATCGCGATCTTTCCGTTAGAAGCCATCCTGTACTTTATGTTCGACAATTGATTGATAAGCTTCTGATCATGCGCCGGAATCGAAACCTCGGCGTTAGCGAACATCATGCCAGCGTCCCAGATCATCTCTGTGCGTCGATTAACGTAGCGCTTCTCTGCCTCCTCAGTGCTTGCCTTCGCACCTGAGTTTATCTCAATCACCTTCGCCTTAAGCTCGTTGAGCCTGTCCACGATCCCTGCGCCAATACCAATCACGTCGACAGCTATGATCTGGGCGTTGAATTTATTCTTGAGTGCAATTAACTCGCCAGCCGTTTCCATCGTTGACTTCTGACCGTACACGACGCTATGGATGATCTTCGTTCCCTCCATAACGTAGATGACAGTCTCGTCATCACCAAATCTGGCTGGGTCGCAAGTGACAAGTCGCTTTGTATTATTAGCATGTAATTGTCGGTCGACCGCTTGGCGAACCCAGCTAGGTTTAATCACAATATCGCCACCAACCATGATGTCCCAGTTGCCTTCGATGTAGGCCGCGAGGAGCTCTGGTCGGTGTTTAAAGGCTTCCTTGAGATTATCAACGTATCCATAAGACAGGAACGGATTATCCGACGGGAGAGCCTGAACAAATCTGTTTCCCGGCGCAAGATTTAAAATGAAATCATCCTTGAGCCAGCACATCGCCGGGTTTGCCGTTAAGAGCACTTTGTACTTCGGCTCTTGACTCATGATCTTCCGACGGAGAGTGCCGCGAAACATGCCGTAATCATCACGACTCAGCTCCTCCGCCTGATCTAAGAACCCAAAACAGTACTCAGCTGAATTAAATTTCTTAACGGTGTTGCCATCATCAAATCCGCCGTACTGAATTTTAACAGCACCATTGATAATGATTTCTTTATCAGCTTCACGCAAAAGATAATACTCCGCCGGAATAACGGCTTTCCACGTTTCAAGAGTTGTGTCGCTGAAGTCTACTGATTGTTTTCTGCCCATGAACCCGACGGGGATCGGGAATTTGCGAGGTACGATGTTGAATTGTTTTATGAGACGCAAGCACTGTGAGAATGCCCAATAGCAACCGAAGACAGTTTTGCCGCCACCTTTTGCGCCTCCGTACAGAAGCGCGATGACGTTATCATCTTCTAGCGCTTCAAACGCTTCCGTCTGTCTTTTCGACAGCTTTGCCGTCATCGACATCTTTAGTTTTCTCGTCGGAGTTTTTAAGAATGTTCATCGTGATTGCAGCGCCACTGACAGCGATCTCACTCTGATCTTTCCAGCCAAAATTCTTTAATGCAAAAATATCGCCAGAGCGCCCGTGACGACGCAGATCTCGCTCATAAGCGTTTTCGCAAATTGCCCGGGCATCAGCGACGATCTTGGCGTACTCAGACATGTTCGCATAGTTGCTGAGCAATTGTTTTGATAATCCGCAATGAAGAATCATCCCGGTGACTGTGATTTCTTCCTCGGGAGTTATATCGAAATATTCTTGAAGTACGACTTGAAATTCTTCTGGAGTTGTGAAACGTAAAGGACGGCCAACCTTGCGATTGGGTATAGGTGAAGACGGCTTTTTTATCGGGTCCACAAATTCTGACACAGATCCTCCCTTAGTCGTAGTCTAACTAAAACCCATTTCCTGTCAATACGTTATCTATTAAATCTCACTGATGATGTGGTTTATAAGAATCAGGATGGATCCGATGAGAATGATTTTAACAAGAATTTCAAGCAGCATATTTCACCTCAGGTATAGCAAACTGAAATTAAGTGCAGCCGAAAGATAATAGAAAATCGCTTTAGGATGCGATCCGGTAACGTGCTCCGCGATCCCGGCCAGACAGAATAATACGATGATTGCAATTGCGAATAAATTCATATGTGCTCCGTTAGTGGTGTAAGTTTAACCTCGAGTTTATGCAGCGCTACCTTTAGGATCCGTCTGCGCCTCTTCAGATCCTTTGAATCCTGATCGATCTGGCGCTGGAGTCTCCAGATGAATTCCGTCAGCCCCAGCGGTGTTTCCGGTATTTGCATTATCTCCTCCCTGTTTTAGGCAAGTCCTGCCACACGTGGAGCAGCGTTCGGCCTCCCGGATCCCGGTGAGAGAATGCAACCGGATCACCACTAGCGGTCCGTGGCACGTCTTGCACGTCAATGATCGTTCCATTAAAAGCCTCCTTAATAGCGCATATTTTGACCATATCTTCATCCAAGATACCGAACGTCTGTTGCCATTCCTGTCTGTTCATATTCCTCCAATGGTGAACGGAAGAACGCAAAAAATAGCATTTTCCCTACTCTTTATTTTCCCTATATCTAACATATAATATATATATCATCTCTTAAATTTTAAAAAGTATCGTTCACTACGTTCATGTTTCTATAACCATATGTTGCATAACAACTTACAACGAACAGAATTTTTTAAACTCGTTCAAATTGCGTTCATTCAAATCACTTTTTTGTTTTGAGTGAACGGAGTGTACGAAACGATTTTAGCCATATTCCGTTCATATTTACGATCCGTTCAATCCTGAAAGTCGAACTGTTGTTCGGTCATTCTGCGGTTACCTTTAATGTTCACGTAGTACCAGCAGCGGTCACGTGTATCTGAAACTGGAGCCTGTCCATCCTCGACCTTGTTACGAAACTCCATTAAAAACCGATTATTGAATTTCCGGTAGGATGGGGCGCGGTGTCCGTTATGCTCAGCCCAGCGTTTGAAGGCATCGTACAGGTCACGCTTGACCGTGTAGACACGATCCTTGGTGAACTCAAGGGTATCCTCAGCGAACGCTATGATCGGGTTGTTATCGGCCTTCAGCTCATGAATTGCGGCATTCATGAAGGCATTAGTCGAGAAGCCTGACTGTTTGACGCGATTGTATCCTTCCATGCACCAGCGGAATATGCCGGCCAGCTCGTTTTCGAGTTTATGCTTAAGATCCACGTCCTTGGAGTCCTCATCGAATTCCACGTTGAATGGGACCAAGATCATGCGCCGATAGAAGGCGTTGGAGGCGTCATCGATGATCGGAAACTCGTTCAAGCAGTAGATCAGCTTACAGGTGACAGCATGCGTTACGGCCGGAAGGTATTTCTCATTGAACAGAACCGGTTCGCCAGAGACGATCTTGCGAAATGATTCCTCGAACTTCTCAGCGTTACGGGGAAGGTCAGAATCGATGTTAATGTATTTTCCTATGATATTACAACGTATGACAGGATTGGATAGGCCTTCGAGAGATACCGCGCTGATGTTTTGTCGGCCGAAGACTTTAGCCAGAGTTTCTGAGAAAACTGACTTACCGTTCGATCCTCGTCCTATAAGGAAGAGAGCGCGTTCCAAGTGGCATGACTTCATCAGGCAATACCCAGCGAATTCCTGAAGCAGCGACTGCTTAGTTTCGTCGCCTTCCGTTACGTCGGATAGAAACTTGCGCCAGATTGGAGCCTCGGCATCTGAAGTGTATTCATAAGGCAGCTGGATCGTTGAGAAGCAGTCTGGCGAGTGTGGCATGACGTTTCCTGAGTCGACAGCAACCAGACAGTTTTTAAAGCAGAAAAACCCGTCTGGGTTTAGCTCGTCCTCGTCGTGAGCCGCAAGGATCTCGATGTTACGTATGACCTGATCACGTTTGGATGGCGTCATCTTCTTGCCGTCGGGCTCGTCCATGACCATGAAGTGCATGCCGGCATCGCAGCGCGGTGACTTGATCGTCTGGTAGTATCCATCCCGGTAGATGAATATTCTGCCCATCGCCTGTACCGACAGGAGCGTGTGCTTGAGACGAATAGCGTGGGCTAATTGCAGTGATTTATCCACGGCGCACCACCTTCGAGATTGGGCGGTATTCGGTATAGACGCCGTGGATCTTTGAGCACAGATGACACCGCTTGTTTCGATTGGCGCATGCTACTCCGATGCATGCGTTGATACTGTAGTTTCCCCTTGATTTGTAACTCACGATAGCGCCTCCACTGCTGTCCTGAAATCGACGTTTCTGGTTTTCATATAGAACTGGATAGAGTCTCCAGATTCGTGACAGGAGAAGCAATGGTACCGATTCGTTTTCTTGTAGATCGTAAACGACGGAGTTCGCTCAGCGTGGAATGGGCAGCATGCGACGATGGTCGTGGCCGTGTGCTTGGTCCGGCCGGCCGCAACGTCCGCCAGAAGATCCTCCAATGGCACGGATTTGGCTTTCTCTATATTAAGCGCCTTTTGAACCGGTGCTGGTTTTGCAGGTTGATCAGAAGATTTGCGCTTCCGCTTGGGGATCAGAGATAGATACTGATCCAGTGCGCGAAGCTCTTCCGTGGCCGGATCCAGTTTTTTCCATGTCTGAATACAGACCACAAGGATCCGCTTGGTGTCGTTGTCATGTTCCTTCGATGTGTAGACATCCCCAATTGCCTCATCGTATCGTACCAGCCTAGATAAAAGTTCCCTGCGCCGCCTTAGAGCCAAGGATCGTTCATCCGGGAACGCTTCAGCCAGCTGAAACGGCGTCAGCGGACTGAAATGATCCGAATACTTGTCTGTGAACTGATCGGAATAAATCTCTGATTCGAATTGATTTTTGATCACCCTGATACCCTCCCCTGACGTTCCTGCGTTCCCGGGTAGTAGGGAGCTACCCGGGAACAAACCCTTGGGAGAAAAGGGTCGCAGGAACAAAAAAAGCACACGTCCGGCCGTTTGGCCAAACATGTGCATTAAATAATTAACCTCCCCACCATGGTACGTCCGCCTCCCAACGGATAAAGCACACCTTATAGAGTATGGTGGAAAAAGTCAACTAAAAAGTAGAAATCTGCCGGACCATATTTCGATCCATGAACGTACATTTCGTGGAATTAATTAGAAATTATTTTTGAAAAAAGATTTTCTCCGACGACAAATCATTTTAATCAGCACTTGACATACGTACGTACAGTGGTATCATTAGAGCGTGGTTAGAGAGAAAGATCTTTGAGAGGGATGAGCCGAGGAAGCAGGGATCGCAAGCGAGCTTCCAAAACCTGAAGGAAGACCGGAACACAGCCCGGCAGGTCGAGAGAGGTGATGAGATTCCCGGTGGTAACCGGGAATTTAAACCCCGGATCGAGCGATTACGATGATCGCGGTCCACGGTTCAAAGGCCGATAACTGGGAGGTTACTATGGTGAAGGTTGAATACTCAGGGAAGTACAACCAGTGGTTCGAGAAGATTTTTTATAACATTGAAGCAGCGCAAGATTTCATGTACCGGCAGATCAGCAAGGGCTGGGATGCTGAAATGATAATGATTTAATAAGGAGGTTTCCAATGGCAACCATTGAAGAAAAAATCGGGACAGTTGGATCTGTCGGAAAAAAGATTCTTGAGCAGAGCAATATTCAAGGACTCTTCTTCGTGCCGGTCCCGGGCAAGCCGTGGAGTTGGTCAGCGTGGATCAAGTATGAGGGAAAGGGCATGTACGAGCCCACAAGCGCGGAGGCTTATTATGGGAATACTAAAGACAATTATCTCGGTGATTAATTCACCGCTGGACGAGTCGGATCAGGTGAAGGACATGTTTAACTGGATATAAAGGAGGCTTAAATGAAAAATTATCACACGGCCAATAAGTGGTCAACGAAGTCAAACAGCTACATCACGGTCAAGAGCACTCTGGATGATACGCGCTTAACGATCAGCCTTCCGACGGAGCTGTTCCCGGGCCATCCGGGATCCACGTTCATCGCGTTCAATAACGGCAAGGCCAGCATGAACCTGTTCATCTCCGACGCTGGAGTCGTGCGAATCGAGCGCTGGAACGCTAAGAAGAAGGAATTCGAAACAATCGTTGCTTAAGGAGGAAATTATGACAATGTACGCAACCACCAATTTCAAGAGCAAGAAGGCCTTCAAGGAAGCCGTCGCTGCCGGCCAGAAGGTCGGATACTACCAGCCCGGACCGTTCGGAGGAAACGAGCCGAAGGATGGAACGGTTTACTTCGAGGGGCCGCATTATCCCGAGCCTCATAAGTGGTATGCCGAAGCGCAGGTCAAAGATGGATACGTTGTGAAGGTCAAATAAGGAGGCGCCATGTCAGTGACAATATATAGGGAAGCCAGTTTCCATAAAGCCCAGATGATCCGCGATGAAGCGATGAAGGATCCTCAGGTGCTTGCCATCGTGGTGCTGGACAAGGAAGACGGAAATTATCAGGTGATCGTTTCCGACGCTGCTAAGTATTCAAAATAAGGAGGATCTATGGAAGGCTTCGATAAGGAAAATCGACGGTACAAAAAGTATTACGCGCTCAACGAAGAGGAAAAGATTCGCTTTGCGGATCGCAAGCGCACTCACATCTCAGTCACGCTCAGCTACACGAAAGGCGGAACGAATTACTTCACCGGGTACAAGTATCCGAGAGGATACCGTATTTCGGTTACGCCGGTCACGATCAGCGGACCGTTCGAAGAATGCACGCTGCTGGGAAGCGTTCACGAATCAGGATTCTGTATCCACGTCGAGAGCGCTGAGCGTTATAAGGAAAAGCGGTTTTTGGAGATCGCCTCAAAGATGCCGTTCAACGAAATCGGTGCGGCCGTCGCTGCTCTGGACAATGCGAAGGCTGCCAATCTAGTGTCGAACATTTAACAGGGAGAAAATCATGTGGAATCCACCAACAGAAAAACAGTTGGCAAAACTTCCGAAGCTTTACTCGACGGAAGACGTCGCTCTTAAGGATAAGAAAATTCTCATGCACTTCTTTATCGGTGCATGCGATTGGTACGCTGCGGAGTATTCCGACGGGATGTTCTTCGGATACTCCAATATGGGAGACGACCAGTGCGCCGAGTGGGGAAACTTCAGTCTTGCCGAGCTTAAGGCCGTGAAGATTGGATACGTCGAGGTTGACAGGGATCTATTTTGGAAACCGATCAAGGCAAGCGAAGTCAAACGAATTACGAACCTGTAAAGCAAGGGGGCTGGTATGGCATGGATAATGGAAGTTAAGGTCCCGGACCTTCAAACCGGGAAAATGGGATGGGAGGCTATCAGGCCAAGCAGGGGGACTCGCTACGAGTACCCTACTTACCGCGAAGCGTACGAGATGCTTCGTATATGTTACCCTGAACAATCATACGGCGAGGAAGTGAGGGTTAGAGAATGTTAAAGCCACTGACCAAACAAAAACAAGCGCTTATCGTTAACAGCGTCAAGCGCTGCTTTGAAACAAACAGCATCGACTATCTCACGAAGACCGCTTACAACTATCTGTATCTTTGCAGCGGTTTTATCGCGCACTATAACTGGCACGGATTCATGGGGCATTATGAAAACGTCATGGATCTGGCCATGAACATCATCCGCAACAAGGACATGAACATGTGGTCGAATTTCAGGCCCGGGGATGAGCACTACGAGTATTACATGAGCAAGAAGGCTGTCTACGAGAAGCTTTTCAATGAGGCTAAGTTTTATATGGCAACCCTATAAGGAGGTTCGTATGCCAGACGATATGCCAGATGAAATTCTCGAGGAGAAACTCGAGCAGTGGAAGGATAGGAGA